GTGGACAGATCCACTAACTAAGAAAAAATGGAGAACACAAACACGGCAGTAGATGCTGACGTGACCTTGGATGAGGAAGAAGTTCCCGCAACTGAGGCTGTGGCTGAAGAGACCGGTACGCCGGTGGAAGCAGAGCCAGCTGAGGACGGTAAAACTGAAGCCTCGGAAGAGATCGATGTCAGCATCGGGGATTCGCCAACCCAGAAAGAGGACGCAGAAAAGGCACCTGAATGGGTGCGTGAAGTGCGTAAAACCAATCGGGAACTGCACCGTAGGAATCGGGAGCTAGAGGAGAAGCTGAAGGCAATATCGGCAACTGAGAACAATCCGGTTGACCCTGGGCCAAAGCCGACACTGGAAGGCGCTGATTACGACACGGAGAAGTACGAGGCCAAGCTGGCTGAGTGGTTTGATCGGAAACGAAAAGCCGCTGAAATCCAGTCCAAGGCCGAGGAAGAGCAGAAAGCCCAACAGGCTGAGTGGCACAAGAAGCTTGAGAACTACGCGAAGTCCAAGACTGAGCTGAAGGTTCAAGACTACGAAGATGCCGAAGCCTCGGTGCAAGAGGTGTTGAACACGACCCAGCAGGGCATCCTGTTGCAAGGTTCAGACAACTCTGCGCTATTGGTGTACGCGCTGGGCAAGAACCCGAAAAAGGCGAAAGAACTTGCTGAGATAAAAGACCCGGTAAGATTCGCATTCGCGGTCGCAAAGCTCGAAACGCAACTCAAGGTGACAAAGAAAACTGCTCCTCCTCCAGAGAAGACCCCACCGTCCGGCGGGGCAAGGTCAACCGGAGGTTCCGACGAAGTGTTGGACAACCTACGCGCAAAGGCCGAGCGCACCGGTGACTACACGCAAGTTCTGGCCTACAAACGTCAATTGCAGTCAAAAAAGTAACCTATGCCTAACTCGTTCAATAAAGAAGAGCGCGTAGCGTTTGAGAACCTCCTTGAGGGGTTTAACGACGCTCTTGTGCTATCTCGTAACGTCTCGATCTACAACACGGATCAGACGATGATGGAGCGTACCAACAACGTCATCTGGCGTCCGCAGCCCTACATCGCAACGTCGATTTCGACGGCAGGTGTGGGCACGAACATCACTGGCGTGGGCGGATACTCCTCCTACACCCAGCTTGCGGTTCCCGCCAGCATCAACCAGACGCGCACGGTCGCTTTCGAGCTCAACGCTCAAGAGCTTCGTGACGCTCTGCAAGAGCAACGCCTTGGCAACTCCGCCAAGCAGAAACTCGCTTCTGACATCAACGTGTCGGTGCTGAACATCGCGGCCCAGCAGGGCACGCTGGTGGTTAAGCGCACGACCGCGGCAGGTGCTTCGAGCGGTTTCGATGACGTCGCCCAGTGCGAGGCCATCTTCAACGAGCAAGGCATCATGGATGGCGACCGCTACCTCGCGCTCAACACGCGGGACTACAACGGCCTCGCTAACGACCTTGCCAAGGCTTCGCGCTCCTTCGGGAACCAGAAGTCCGACAAGGCTTATGAGCGTGCGTATGTTGGGATGGTAGCGTCCTTCGACATCTACAAGCTCGATTACGCAGTGCGCGTGGGTGCAGCTGCTGGCTCTGGCATCACGATCAACACGACGGATGTTGGCGCTCAGTACTACATTCCCAAGGCCATCTCGACCTCCCCGACGACTTCCGAGCGTCTCAACGTCGATAACCGCTTCCAGACGGTTACGGTGTCGAGCACGACCGGCGTTGCTGCTGGGGACGCGTTCACGATTGCTGGCATCAACGCGGTGCACCACATCACCAAGGGCGACACAGGTCAGCTTAAGACCTTCCGTGTTATCTCGGTGACCAACAGCACCCAGATGGTTATCAGCCCACCGCTCATCACCAATCAGGTTGCCAACGCGGCTTCCGCGCAGAACCAAAACTGCGTTGCGAACACCAAGTCCGCTACGGCAGCCATCGTGTTCTTGAACACGGCAGCAGCTCCTGTGAACTGCTTCTGGCACAAGGACGCGATTGAAATCCTGCCCGGTCGCTACTCGCTGCCCGACAACGCTGGCGTTGCGGTCATGCGCGGCTCGACCGACCAAGGATTGGAGCTTGTGATGACCAAGCGCGGGGGGTGGCCCTTCGGGGCCATCCCCTTAACTTTACTGAAACCAAAGACTTATGCCGCTCAAGAAGGGTTATTCGCAGAAGACAATCTCCTCCAACATCAGCAAGGAGATGAAGTCCGGTAAGCCGCAGAAGCAAGCGGTGGCAATCGCGCTCTCGACTGCCCGCAAAGCCAAGCAAGCAGCTGGAAAACCCGTCGGCAAACTCAAGAAGTAATGGAATTTCCAAGCATGGTGTACCGCTCGCCGGGGCGGAATCAGGCAAAAGGTGGGACATACGACTATTGTGGCGTTGAATCCCAAGAGGAACTCGATGAAGCTATCCGATATGGCTGGCACACCACGGTTGAGGCAGCGGTGGACGCTTGCAATGCCGCTTTGGAGGCTGCTGAGAGGCTCAAGAACGAGCCGAAGGTCAAGATTGTGGTGACTGAGCCGGAAGTTGAGGCTGTGGCCGCTCCTGAAGCTCCTGAACTTGTTTCTGAGGACGAAGAAGAAGAAGAGAAACCGCGCCGTCGGCGCAAATAACGCATGGGATACTCAAAACGCCAGTTCGTTGAGGCCGCTTTCGAGGAGTTGGGGCTGGCGTCGTATGTGTTCGATTTGACAGCAGACGAACTTCAGTCCGCGGTTCGCCGGTTGGACGCCATGGTTGGGCAATGGAGCGCAAAGGGCATCAATATCGGGTATCCGCTCACTGTTTCTCCTGAGAACAGCAGTCTGAACACCGAAACGAACGTCCCGAACACCGCCAACGAGGCCATCATCCTGAATCTGGCCATGCGGATTGCTCCACAGTTCGGTAAAACGCCATCTGTGGACACCAAGTTGGGGGCGATTTCGGGCTATCAGACGCTCCTCATGCAGAACGCCAACGTCCTGCAACAGCAGTACCCTTCGACGATGCCCGCGGGAGCTGGCAACAAAGACGTGGATTGGCCGTTCCTGCCGGTGCCATCCATCGCTCCCATCGAGCAGGAACCAAACGGTCAACTTCAGTTCCGCTAACATGGCTATCGAAAATCTCAACAACCTCGACACGGTCAACAACTCGACGTTGTTCGCCGTCAACCAGAACGGACTCGACTATAACGCTACCGGTGCAACCGTTGCGGAGTTCCTGCAACAGAACGCGACTTCAGGATCGGTATCAATCCAGTACGCCGCTCCAACAACCGGTAGTTCGGTAAGCATCGTGACGCCAAACGGCATGGATGCATGGCTCGTCCTAACTCCAGCAGGCACGCTTGCAACGCTCACAATCATCCTGCCACAGGTTGCAACCGCGATTTCAGCGCAGGAAATCGTTGTGAACTCGACACAAGCCGTTACAACCCTTACTATCAACGGCAATAGCGGAACCGTTATTGGGGCGCCTACTTCGCTTGCCGCGAATGGTTTCTTCACATTGCGTTTCGAGCCAGTGCTAAAGGTTTGGTACAGAATCAGTTAATATGACACTTCCTTTCAACCCATCCTACGGCAGCGGGGCTACGCGCACGGCTGTAACGACCTCTGCTTATTATCCAATCCGCAGCGGAACACGCAGCGTGTGCGTGACGAACACCGGCGCCACAAACGCTGCTTACGTCCGAATCGGACAGGGAACGTCGCTTACAGCGACTGCGGCTGATTACATCATCATGCCCGGAAGCCAAGTTTCCCTTGGCAAGTTTGAAGACGATAACGTCATTGCAATCGTCTCGTCTGCCGGTTCGACGACGCTCCACATCATCTCTGGCGCTGGCCTGTGATTCGTTATCTATCCAGACGAAGATCGAAGATTCCCGCCGCGGTGTCTGGCGTTGTGCCGGTGCCGCCGCCAACAAATTTTTTCTACCTCCGCCCCGGTGGCGGAACGAACTACTATCGCCGTCCCGGTGGCGTTGACCGGTACATCAGACCCTAAAGCATATGCCTGACATCACAGTTTCAACAGACATTGATACGTTCATGGGATCCGCGAACAATGCGACTGCGCGGACAAACCTTGGCCTTGGAGATGCAGCAACGAAGAACACCGGCACAACTGCTGGCACTGTAGCGGCAGGGGATGACTCCAGAATCACTGGCGCTGTCCAGAAGTCAGGAGACACCATGACGGGCAAGCTCACTGCAGCTGCAAGCGACACTGAGGCAAAGCTCAACATCGGCGCACCTCTCTCTGGGGCAAACCCATCAACGCTTGCATCTGGGGACATCTGGATTTCCAACCAAAGCAAACTGGCTTGGAGAGCAGGCACGTCCACAGTCAACGCCGCTGGAACAACACAGTCGAACACGTTCAACCAACCGCAGACAATCGGTTCTACAGCCAACGCTGCGCCTGTTCTTACTGTAAGCAACACGGGAAGCCGCGAGGCAGCAACTTTCACCGCCCAGGGCACATCCCCAGCAGTGCGCATTACCCAGACGGGCACCGGAGAATCATTGCGGGTAGAAGACGAGGCAAATCCAGACGCAACGCCATTTGTTGTTTCTGCGTCCGGTCGAGTTGGGATTGGGACTGATCCAGATGCAACGGTTGCACTCAAGGTCGATGCTACAGGGATTAAGTTCAACGATGGGACGGTTCAAACGACCGCAGCAACAGGCGGGGGAGGCAGCGGCACGGTAACGAGCGTTGACGTATCCGGCGGAACAACTGGACTCACCACATCAGGAGGCCCAGTAACTAGCAGCGGAACAATCACTTTGGCAGGAACGCTTGCTGTAGCAAATGGCGGCACTGGAGCCACAACCGCAGGCGCAGCTTTGACTGCACTTGGAGCAGTGGCAAAAGCCGGAGACACGATGACAGGGAAGTTGACGCTTGGAGCAGGGGCAACGACTGCGCCTGTTAATCTGGGCGCGGCGGCAGCTCCAGTTAGCCCTGCTGGAGGAGATATTTGGCAAACGTCAGCAAATGTCCTGACTTACAGAGGCTACAACGGAGCAACTTACCCAATTGCATCAACAGCAGCGGTAAATAGTTTTGCGGCAGCGCAAGGCATTTCAGCAAGCACTTCTGGATCAGTCCTTGGTGTAACTCAGACAACTGGCGCGGGAGCAGCGATTTCTGCAACGCAAAACTCCACAGCTACAGGCAGTGGACTCACCGTTGACATCAACAATACGTCTTCAACTGCGCCAGCGGTTCGCATTACGAATCAGGGAACAGGCAACTGCTTGACCGTCGAGGATTCAACAACTCCTGATGCAACGCCATTTGCAATTTCAGCTTCAGGCCGCGTTGGAATCGGCGTAACTCCAGACGCATCCGTTGCGCTTTCAGTTGACACGAGCGGAATCAAGTTCGGTGATGGCACTATTCAGACAACGGCAAGCGGCGGGGGAGTTGCAGGCGTATCCTCATTCTCGGCTGGAACCACTGGGCTTACGCCAGCAACAGGCACGACCGGAGCGGTGACGCTCGCAGGGACGTTGGCAATCGCGAATGGAGGAACTGGCGCAACCACGCAGCAAGCAGCTTTGAATGCCGTTGCTGGAGCAACGACTTCAGGACAATACCTTCGCGGAAACGGAACGGATGTTGTCATGTCTGCCATTCAAGCGGCTGATGTGCCTACGCTGAACCAGAACACAACTGGAACCGCAGCGAACGTCACGGGGACTGTCCTTGAAGCCAATGGGGGCACAGGGGAAACCACTTACGCAAACGGACAACTCCTCATCGGCAACGCAGCAGGCGGTCTCACCAAGGCAACGCTGACCGCAGGATCGAACGTGACCATCACGAACGGGGATGGAGCGATTACGATTGCCAGCACAGGCGGAGGAGGGGGAGGGTCAACGACGCAGGTGGACGTGTATACGACCAGTCAGACAGTTACTATTCCTGCTGGAGCAAAAATGCTGTACGCATGGGCGTGCGGGGGCGGGGCTGGAGGCGGAAGCGGATCGTTTGGAGACGGAGTAAATGCCAGTGGCGGCGGCGGCGGGGCTGGAGCAGCAGTCAATTCTGCTTGGATTAGCGTTGCTAACCTTACCGCTCTTGGATGGTCTTCGCTCTCTGTGTTTGTTGGGGCTGGAGGAGCAGGCGGCGCAGCAATAACAACTGCATCATCGACAGTAAACGGAAACAATGGAACTGCTGGAGCAGTATCAGGATTGACTAAACTTGGATTCAGCCTTGGCGGAAGTGATCCTGGCCTTGTTTACACTGGGTCAGCTCCAACGGCTGGAAGTAAACCAAGCGGAGTGTCTACTGGCGGCGGCGGAGGAAATACTGCCAGTGTATCCTCTCTTTTTATCGGCAGCGGCACTGGTGGTGGAGCAGGAGGAAATCCTGGATCAAATGGAACTTCTTCAAGCAGTCAATCAAATGGAATATTTGGCTCAACTGGAGGCGGAGGAGGCGGAGCGTTTCTAGCAGCAGGAGCAACGGTAACGGCTGGCGGCGCAGCAGGATCTGTCTTTTTTAATGGAACCACTCAGGCAGGCTCAAATGCAGTTAATAACGTGAGAGTTTCCGGTAATTTTTCTTCTGGTATTTATTTTCAACCTTCAACAGGAAGCGGAGGAGGATCGGGCGGGAATCAAGATGGGTATCAAGATGCAGCAGATGGAGGCTTCCCAGGCGGAGGCGGAGGAGGCGGTGGCGGCGCAGGGATCAATCCGACATCTGGAACCAGCACGGCAACGCGCAGTGGAAAAGGTGGGAAAGGTGGAAATGGCTTGGTAATCCTAACTTGGTACTTCTAAACGCTATGGCAGAATCAATATATCTAATTGTTGGATCTGATAACGTCGTCAGCACGGCAATCGTGTATGACCCACAGTTCCCGTTTATTCCCCCAGAAGGAAGCGAACTCGTTGAGCATACTGGACAGGCATGGACTGGCTGGATTCGCAATCCAGACGGCACGTTTAGTGAACCTCCTCCAGCACCACCTGAGCCTCAAGATGCCTAAAAAGCAAGTCAACCTGTCGGTCAGTCGCGGCGAGAAGCTCCCTGTCTCTCAGGGAGCTGGGCTTACCGCCAAAGGCCGTGCGAAGTACAACCGCGAGACGGGCAGCAACCTTAAGGCACCGGCACCCAACCCGAAGACCGAGAAAGACGCTGCGCGTCGGCGGTCGTTCTGCGCTCGCATGAGCGGTATGCCGGGGCCAATGAAGGACGAGAAGGGGCGCCCAACACGCAAAGCCGCAAGCCTCAAACGCTGGAACTGCAAATGAAAAAGGGACTCTACGCCAACATCCACGCCAAGCGTGAGCGCATCGAGGCAGGTAGCAAAGAGCGGATGCGCAAGCCCGGTTCTAAGGGGGCGCCGACCGCTGCTGCGTTCAAGGCATCCGCGAAGACCGCCAAGAAGAAGTAATGCAAGTCCCCATTCTCAGCGGTATCTACACCAATGGCGCGAGCGACATCAGGCGCTTGTACCCGCGCAACCTCATACCGGTTGTGCAGCAAAACGGCTTGAGCAATGGGTATCTTCGGCCAGCTGACGGAATTGTTGAGTTTGGTAGCGGAGCGCCCGGAGTAGACCGTGGAGGAATAGAGTGGAAGGGTGTCCTTTACCGCGTCATGGGGACAAAGTTGGTTTCGGTTGACGCAAACGGAACAATCACAGTGCTTGCAGATGTCGGAGGAGAGGGCCAAGTGACCCTTGACTATTCTGTTGACCTGCTTGCCGTTCTTTCTGGAGGCATCCTGTTCTACTGGAACGGAACAGCTCTCAGCCAGCTAACACCCGACACTGAGATGGGGCCAATCATCGACTTTTGTTGGGTTGACGGGTATTTCTTCGTCACGGATGGCTACCTTCTTGGCGTGACCAGCATCAGCGATCCAACGGTAATCTCTTACAAGGCGACTTCTGAGGCTGATCCTGATGAGGTAATTTCCATCCAAAAGTTCCGAAACGAGGTCTATGCGATTAACCGACACACCATCGAGCTCTTCAACAACGCGGGGCTTGCAGGTGACTTCCCGTTCGTTCGCGTTGAGGGCGCCCAGCTCCAGCGGGGAGGTGTTGGAACGTACACCTCATGCATCTATTTGGATGCTGTGGCATTCGTCGGAGGCGGGCGAAACGAGCAGGTATCGGTATGGCTCGCAGCTGGGGCAAACACGGTCAAAATCGCCACCCGCGAAATCGACCAAATCCTTGCATCTTACTCTGAAGATGTTCTGTCTGACGTTATCTGTGAGACTCGGTTCCACGATGGGCTGAATCACCTTTATATCCATTTGCCAGACCGAACGCTTGTGTACGACGGAACAGCATCTCAAATTGCGCAAGAGGCTGTATGGATGGTTTTATCTGCTGGGCTTGTCGGAAACAATCAGTACAGAGCACGCAACTTTGTGTATGTGTACGACAAGTGGGTGTGTGCTGATGCGACAACTGCCCGTCTTGGAACGACGACACAGACTTTGTCGTCCGTGTGGGGCGAATTGGTTGGCTGGCAGTTTGATACTCAAATCTTTTACAATGAAGGCAAGGGCGCCATCTTTCACGAACTTGAGCTTGTTGCGCTCACAGGGAGGGTTGCCCTTGGCGTTGATTCGACGATATACGCTTCGTACTCAGCAGATGGGATGAGTTACAGTCAGGAGCGTGGAATCAAAGCTGGAAAGGTTGGCGAGTACGCAAAACGTCTTACATGGATGCGCAATGGCCGGATGGCGGACTGGAGAACGTACCGCTTTCGCGGATCATCTGACGCGCATATGTCCATGTTGCGCTTAGATGCTCGCCTTGAACCGCTTGCTTGGTGATGGCCAACAGAATCAACATCAACCGGAATGACCTCGCAAAGTTTCTCCCCGACCAACGGTCGATAAGAGCTTTCGAGGAGCTCTTTGCAAGCATACCGGATGCGACGGTTAGTAATGAGTTCGACTCAGCAGGAGCGCAGGCAAGCGCACAGCAGGCGCTTGATTCAATCGAGCAACTCTCCAACTTGGTTGAGTTGGCAGTAACTGCCCCGGTTCCAGAGCAGCAGAGGAATCTTCGCTACGGAACTTTTTATGACACGACAACGCAGACGGCGGCGGCAATAAACACCGCAACAGCGATCACGTTCAACTCAACTGACCTGAGCTTTGGCGTGAGCATTGGAACGCCTGCAAGCCGCATTTACGTTGATTCTGAGGGGGTGTACAACTTTCAGTTCTCCATGCAGCTCGATAAGGCATTTGGAGGTATCGGCTTGTTCTATCTTTGGGCTCGAATCAACGGCATGGATCAGGCCAATTCGGCCACCCAGATTCGACTCCAAGGAAACAATGCGGAAACTGTTGCAGCATGGAACTTCGTGTATAAGATGGCAGCGGGAGATTTTTTGGAGCTCATGTGGTCAACCGATACGATTGACGTGACAATCCAAGCCTTTGCCGCAGCCCCACCGGTGCCAGAGATTCCTTCTGTCATTTTGTCTGTAACACCTGTCCCTCTCTATGGCCGTTAACGTCCGCAACATCATTCCTTCAAAACAGATTGAGGCTGTTCAGACGACTCAGTACACGGCATCTAACTGCAAGTGTATCATCGACAAGTTTACGGCTACAAACAACTCTGGCGCGAATGTTTCGTTCACCGTGAATCTCATCCCTCCGGGCTCGTCAGTTTCTCTTGCTAACCGGATTCTTGCGCTAAAGACAATCACTCCAAGCGAGACCTACACCTGCCCAGAACTCGTAGGGCAAATCCTTGAGCCCGGCGGAATCATCTCGACCATCGCTGGCGCATCGACAGCAATCACCATCATGGCTTCTGGGAGGGAAGTGACGTAACAGATGGATTCAGCTACGAAAAATGGAATAACTTTTTCCAGAGAATCATTTACAGATGATCTTGCTGAGGAAGCGATATTTTTAGCTGAATTGCACAACAAAGAGATTGGTGGAGTTCTTGAAAATGTTTCAGTCAAAATACCAAAAGAACTTTACAAAAATCTTGATCAATCAGGTTTGCTTAAAACATTTTGCGTCAGAAAAGATGGTAAATTGATGGGTTACAATGTGTTCACATCAATGAATCATCCACAATACAATGTGCTTAGTGCTCAACATGATTCAATGTATCTGCATCCATCAGTTAGATCCGGATTCAATGCCGTGAAGTTTTTAAGATGGTGTGATGAAATGTTGAAAAATGATGGAGTTGTTTTTGTTACACAAAATGTAACTGTGAAAAAGGATTTCAGTTCGATTTTGAAAAGAATTGGATACGAACCGCATGAAACAATTTACATTAAAAAATTAAATTAAACGTATGGCTATTGCAACATCTACAGCTATATTAGCTGCAGCTGCAGCAACTGCTGCAACTTCTGCTTATGCGGCAAACAAAGGTTCCGCGGCAGCAAAAGCAGCAGCTGCAAAACAGGCAAAAGGTCAGGATGCTGCTATTCAAGAACAACGTCGTCAGTTCGATATTATTCGCGAGATTCTTGCGCCATACGTTCAAGCAGGCAGTCCCGATTTGACGCAGCCGTACATTCAAGCTGGCCCTGGAGCTATTCGCGGATTGCAGGCGCTCACCGGTCTTGGCGGCGAAGCGGCCCGTCAGGAGGCTATTTTTAACCTGCAAAGGTCGCCGCAGTTCGCACAACTCTCGCAGATTAATCAAGCAAACATCGATGAGTATGTTCGCAACCGTGAGCAAGAGCTTGAGTTGTTCAAGAAGTCTGACGCTTACGCAAGGCCACAAATTTCACCAACTAATAGAGGAAAAACAGCAAGAAGACTTGCAGTAAAACAAGCCCAAGAAGACTTGATTGCTCAGTTCCAGCAGGAAAGCGATAGGAACATCCGAGCACTTCAATTGCAAGGCTATGAACAGCAGCAGGCATTGTTAAAGCCTATCCTTGAAGACAAGCAGTACGAGCAGATGGGCATTGACCAGCAGCGTCAAGCCATCCAACAGATTGAACAGGGGCCGCTTTACCAAGAGCTCGCCAAGCAGGGAGAAGAGGCGATTCTTGCTGCATCTTCAGCCACCGGTCGGCGCGGATCAGAAGGAACCCAATCGGCTCTGGCGCGGTATCGGCCACAGCTGCTTAACCAACTCATCGACCAGCAGTACGCACGCCTTGCCGGTCTTACAAGCGTTGGACAATCCGGTGCGCAGAACTTGCTTAACCTTGGGCAGGCATCGGCAGCAGGACAGGCTGGAGCTGCCGCGCAGAGCGGGAACGCAATCAGCGGGCTTATGGCATCTCAGGGGGCCGCGCAGGCTGCCGGTATCATTGGATCCGCGCAAGCACAAGCGCAGGGGATCGGTGGAATCGGGAGTGCTATTTCAGGCGGTCTTCAGAACTACGCGCTCCTGAATATGCTTGGGAGTGGAGGTGGAGGCTTTGAATCTGGATTTGGTTCTGGAGATTATACCTTCGGACAAGGCGCTCAGGCAGGCTTCATGTCAACAAACGTATAATTTTATGGCTGAATTCAACTACGGCATCAACATCCCACAGCCGAACACCGGTATGTTTGGCGGGAACCTTATCCAAGGGCTATCGGCCATTGAAGGGTTGCGTGCGGCACAGGCGCAGCGCGAACAAGCAGCGGCACTCGCGCCATACCAACTTGAGCACGCACAACTTGGCATTCAAGCGCAGAAGCAGCAGATGGCACAAAGCGCAGCCGCAGCTGGACGCGCCGCTGAACTGTACAATTTGCAGCGTCAGGCAGCGGTCGCAAATCAGGAACGCCAGACTCAGGTTGCAAATGCGCTTGCTCAGTATGGACAAGATCCAAACGCAGACTTGAGTTCTCTTTCTTCAATTTTGCCAATGCTCGATAAGAGTACACTGGATGCAGTGCAGAAGGTTGAGACGATTAAGATTGGAGACGCCTACAGCAAACTTGATCCAAACAACCCAGAACCAGAAGCAATCCGAAAGCTGGCAGCACGCAGCCTTATGCTCGATACTGAGCAAGGGAAGCGTTTCGATGCACTCTTGGCATCGCTTCCAGACCCAGCAAAACAGGGGCTTGTTGATACTGCGCTCAAGGTTTCAAACGCTGGTATCTCTGGGAACACCGATGTTGCTTTGGATATGATGAAGGAGCAGGCAGCTGCTTACAGCAACTCAAAGGATGCTCGCTACCAGCAGATGGGCAAACTGCTCAATGACTCCATAAAGACGCTTGGAGACAATCCTACACCGTCTGCTTTTGCGCTCATGGGCCAAACGCTGATGCTTCGCGCTGGTGACGAGAAGGCGACAAAACAGTTCAACGACATTCTCACCAGCTTCTACAAAGAGGCATCTCCACAGGCGCTCGCTGAGAAAGAAGCTGGGACGGCTGCAAAACAGGCTGAAACTGATCTCAAGAAATTTGAATTGCAACTGAAGCAAGAAGGCAAGCTCGATCCAGACAAGAAGCGTTCAACAGAGATTCAGATGAAGGAATCTTTTGAGGCGGAACCTATGGTTCGTTCCTACGTTTTGAGAAGAGACATTGCTCAAGGCATTAGCAGCGCTCTTGATCTTAAAACTGGTTCTGGAGACGCATCAGCTATCACCAATCTTGTAAAGATAGACGACCCGACTTCAACGGTAAGTATCACTGAGGCCGGTCGAATAAGCGGCGGAAACGTCCCTGAGCAGTTTAAAGGAATGGTAAGTGAGCTTCAAGGAAACGGAAGGCTATCCGAAAAGACACGCAATGACGTATTGCGCCTTGCAAAAGAGAGGATGAAAACCTCTCAAGGCGAGTACGATAAGTATTACAACAAAACCAAGAGCATTGCGGAACGATACGGCCTTGATCCAGACAACATCTTTGCCATTCCAAGCGAGTCGCTCGACTCTCTACTTCAGCCAAAGAAAAAACCGACTCAGTGGAAAACTGAAGCATCTGCTCCATCATCTGCTGGCTCAGGTTGGAACCTTATTACGCCTAACGGCATGAAAGTTGATATCATACAAAAATAAAGCCATGCCAACATATGAGCTAAAAATTGGCGGCAAAAAGTTTGACGTTAAGGCAGACTCGCCTGATGAACTTCCATGGATTGCAGATCGGATTGCCGAGCGATATGGGATGAAACCGGATGCAGAGCAAGCCGCCCCTTCCGCCGAAGCGCCCGCTCCCGCGCCAGAACAACCGGTGGGTCTACCTTCGGCAGCAAGCGAAGAGGCGATGATTGGGAGGCCAGATGGAGAGACGACGATGGGCGGTTTAGCGGGAGCTGCGCTTCGTGGTGCCGCAATGCCTGCTGTTGGTGCTGGTGCTGGGGCGGCTCTTGGCGGTGCAGTAGGAATGCTTGGTGGGCCTGCTGGAGCTGGAGTTGGCGCTCGTCTTGGAGCAAGGGTTGGAGCGGCAATGAGTCCAATTGCTGATCCTGTTGTTGCTGGAGTCAACAAGCTGTTTGGCACGAACTATTCCCTTCCCGGTGAGGCAGTGCAGCATTATCTCACGCAGATGGGCGTTCCGCAGGCCGACACCGCAGCTGAGCGAATCGTTGAGTCTATCAGCGGTGGAGTTGCAAGTGGTCTTGGCATGAATGCCCTTGCACGTGAAGTTGCAAAGCGCGCAACCGCAGGAAGCCTGATGCAGCGCGCAGCATCTGCAATGTCCACGACCGCAGGCGAGGCTGCAGCAACGGGCGCAGCTGGAGGCGCAGCAAGTCAAGCTGTGCAAGAGATGGGTGGCGGCCCAGCGCTTCAGTTTGGAGCAGGACTTGCTGGTGGCGTTTTAGCATCAAGGGGGTTTAGGCCGTCGCTTCCATCCTCTCGTATTGAGGATGATGTCGCAAAGGCCATAAAAGGAGACAAGGCGGCGCGTGGCAGGCTTGCTGAAGCCGGAGCAGCTGATCCTAAAGTGCGTCAGGCTGCAATTGATTTGGGGCTTAACGTGGACGAGATACCGGAGGCTTACTTGTCCAGCAACCCGCAGTTTCAAGCAGTGTCAGCAGCGGTTGCTTCAGCGCCCGGCTCAAAGCTCAGCATTCAAAAACAAGATGCGCTGGATGCTTTGAAGACGCGTGCACAGGCAGTCATCGATGACGCCGGTGGAACAACTGATTTGAGCCAATTGAGCGCGGGAGTGAGTGAGAGAATGGCAAATCTTTCAGCCAAACTTGAAAGCGCGGCGAACAACATTTACGACGTTGAGTTGCCAAAGGTGTTGCCACCTGAAACTCCTGTTCGCATCGATAATGCGCTTGCAGCAGTAAAAGCAAAACTTTCAGAACTCGGTGGAGATCCGAGCAGGCTCAAGAAAATCGAACGTCAAATCTTGGAGCTTGAAGGCTCAACGCGCCTTCCAAACAAAGAGGAGATTGCTGCAATCAATGCGCAAATCATCCCGTTGAAGGCAAAGGTAGCTGCAGGTGATAGAAGTCAGGCAATTCTTGATAGTATCGATGCTCTTGAGGCATCCAAAACTGTGCCGGTTTCAAATCCACCGACCTACGAGACACTCAAGCGCGAGAAGAACGCACTATTCAAAAAGGTCAAAAATCCAGATTCTCCCATTGAGGGATTGAACGATTTGGATGGTGGCCTTGCGGAAAGATATTACGGCCTGATTTCAAGCGACATCGACGCGGCAGCCACTGCCGTTGGCGCTGAGAACTTAGTGAAAGAGGCCAATTCACTTTGGTCGCAGTTCAAGGATATCGCAAAAGCACGCGAGAACCTTTTCGGGCAACAGCTGCAAAAATCTCTTGGCGCTCCGCTTATCGATGCGACACGCAAACTGGCCAACAAGGGTGGGTATGCTGAATACGCTGCTCTTCTCAACAAAGTGCCAGCAGATGCGCGGCGGGAAGTTGCTGTGAGTTCTCTTAGTGCAGCGTTCTCGCAACAGGCAAAAGAGGAAGGTTTCAATCCTGCGTACTTCAAGAAATGGTACGATGGGCTGCAAACCAACAAGGCCTCAAAGAACGTCCTTTTCACAAACCTGCCACCGGAAACGCGCAAGCATCTCGACAACCTGTACACAATCGCGAGCAACATCCAAGACGTCAAATCCAAGGACATCCCAACAGGACGCCTACAGACCGCCATGAAGGCGTCTGAGACATTGCTAGATCGCATATACGGAGCAGTGTTGAGAACAGCAAAGGGCAGCGCAGCTGCAGCTATTACAACACCGGTTGTTGGGCCTACCATCGGCGCCTCTATAGCTGGGGCTATTGCAGCCTCTGGCAGCAAAGAAGCAGTGCCGCTTCTCAACTTGGCAGATGATTTCTTGCTATCGCCAGAGTTCCGAGCACTCGTAAAGGCATCCACGGCAGATCCTGCAAAATACACGCAAGCAGCAACAACAGCTGTCAAAAGTTCGAGGTTTAAGAAGTTCGCGGATGCTGTTAATCTGCCGCAGGCACAGCGCAATGCAGCGTTCTTGATTGGAACCGCAGAAGAACCTGCACAAGAGCCTGTTCAACCAGAAGAATAACCATGGCCTACATCGTCTCTCCATACACGACGTTTTTCGACACAGACGGAGCACCGCTAAACAACGGGTACGTCTACATCGGAACCGCAAACCTGAATCCTGTCACATCTCCAATCGCAGTGTATTGGGATGAGGCATTGACGCAGCCAGCTGCGCAGCCATTTCGCACGCTGAACGGGTTCTTTTCGCGCTCAGGAACACCTTCGAGGGTATACACCGCAGCAACAGACTTTTCGATCCTTGTAAACGATTCAAAAGGGGAGATGGTGTACTCCTCCGATAGCATCCCTCCGCAAGTTTCACAACAAGACATTGACAACGGACTTGCAACAAAGTTGAACCTTGCTGGCGGAACGATGACTGGGCCGATTGTTCTTCCCGGCAATCCAACGCTCAACCTTCAGGCAGCTCCAAAGCAGTACGTCGATTCAAGCATTGCAGCTGGTAACTTTCTGTCCAAAACCGGCGGGACGATGACCGGCAAGCTGGACTTGGCTTCAGTTGGCGTTGGATTCTCGGACGCTTCGACACAGACGACAGCTGGAGTGGCTAAAACTGGAGACACAATGAGTGGACTGTTGACCCTCTCAGGTGACCCGACACAGCCTTTGCAAGCTGCAACAAAACAGTTTGTTGAAAACTGGTCGCCACTTGAAACCAGAGTGCGTGCGTGGGGTAATTTTATCGGTTTACCTGTCAGTGGGACATACACGCAATCTGGAAACATCATAACAATAAACCTGTCAGCTTTTGCGGGTTTATCGACTGGAAATCTTGTAAGCCTTACATTTTCATCAGGAACGGCAGTCAGCGGAACTTATACTGTAGGCGATTTATTATCGCTTACTTCATTTCAAGTTACATCACCCACATCAGCGTCAACATCAGGCAATGTTACATTAAACATATCCATGCTTGACAGTTATGGTTGTTCAAGTCTTGCAGATCGAGGCGTTGGGGCGTACAGTGTATATTTATCATCAAGCGCTGCTTTTTTATCCGGTGGGTCTGGCATAGCTACTTACAGATTCCAAAATGCAAGCGGAACTTTTGTAAACAATCTTACCTGCATTTACAGAACGTCGCCTTCATATATTGACATTGATTCAACACTTGTAACTTCTGCAACCGCAGCCACATATAGAGACTCTGAAATTAACTTCGCTGTATTCTTCTAGTTATATGTCAAAATGCATTATTTACAATCAAGACAACGGCACGGTGTGTGTTGTTTATCCGGCTCTTAACAGCAACATGACTATTGAGGAGATTGCGGTCAAAGATGTTCCTCAAGGAAAACCTTTTAAGATTGTGGATATCTCTGAGATTCCAGTAGATAGAACATTTAGAAATGCTTGGGAGTACACCGAATGATTACAATTAATATAGATAAAGCTAAGGGTATCGCTCACGACATTCGCAGAGATGCAAGAGCCGCTGAGTTCGCTCCATACGACGATGCTATTGCCAAACAGATACCGGGGCAGTTTGAGACAGCTGAAGCTGCTCGCGTTTTGATCCGTGAAAAGTACGCTCAAATGCAAGTCCAAATCGACGCTTCAAGCAGCGTTGAAGATTTGAAATCAGCATTAAATATCTGACCATGAAATACATCCTTGCTCGCTTGCTGGAGCCATCGACGTGGCGCGGAATCATCAGTCTTCTCACGGTCTTTGGAGTTCGTGTTGCGCCCGACCAAGCAGACGCTATCCTGACCGCCGGTGTGAGCGTGTACTCCGCCATTAACATCTTCAGAAAGGAAAAGCCGTAAATGGACAAGATGGTCGATGCCATTATTTCACAGGGGCCGCTTGCTGCGGCCATGGGTATCGCCATCTGGTGGCTGGCCAGCAAGATAAAGGACTGCGAGATTGACCGCTCGAAGCTGTGGGAAAAGGTTTCGGAGCTGGCAGAACGCGTTGGAGGCGAGCGGCACTGACATGAAACTCTCCGACGTAGGGCTAAAGCTCATCCTCGACTTTGAGGTGGGCGGCGGTGAGGAGTACTACCGCAAGTTCCTTCAGAGTCCGACATGGCCTGGGGAGCAAAGCGGAGTGACCATCGGTATTGGCTACGACTTGGGCTACACGACACCGCAGCAGTTCCAAGAGGCGTGGGAGGAACTTCTCCCCGAATCTGACTACCTTGCGCTCACCGCTGCCCTCGGAGTCAAAGCCAAGGCTGCCCGCGAACTCCTGCACGCTTCTCCAGCCATGCGAAGCATCGTGATCCTGTGGACGAAAGCCGTTGAGGTCTTCCAGAACAACACGGTGCCAAAGTTCTACCTCCAGATGCTGCGCATCTACCCGCAAGCTGAAGACTTACCGGATGAAGCACGGGACGCGCTCATCTCGCTGGTGTTTAACCGCGGCACAGCGCTATCAGGAGACAGGCGCTCTGAAATGCTTGGAATCCAGAACGCTATGCGTGATAGGCGCTTCTACGACGTACCTGCGCTTATCCGGTCGATGAAGCGGTTGTGGCCTGAAACCAAGGGGTTACAACGTCGGCGTGATGCAGAAGCCGAGTTGTTCGAGAAGGCACTTGAGCCTAAGCGTAAGCGATGAATTCAAGCCCTTTGCCTTTGATGGTTGGAAGCATCCCGTTTTCATCGTAAATTCCTGCGCCTTTGGGGATAATCGTGTCCGGCGGCATGGCACTTCCCATGGTCGCAATCGGGCCTGATTCTGAGTAAACCTTCGGAGCAAGCGTCACAAGCCCCGCGGGAGCGTTGTGAATACCGGTGAATCGCGCAACAAGTTCGCTGGAGGAGACAGGTTCCATGGGTGTTGGACGTTACGGCAGAGCGTCTTACGACGAAATGAAAAAACCTGTTGCAGCGCGAACGATTTTCGCGCACAGTCATCGGCGCCATGAGTTACACCATCAACGGTCG